AGAGGCTTTTTCTAAACCTTTTATCACTTTTTTTACTTTACGAACCACTATGCTACCTCTTCCCAATTTGGCGTTTGGCTATCCGTAATGTTACTCCAATTTGCGGTTTGGTCATCATCTATTAGCCCCCAAACATTTACTGGAGTTGTTTCTGCGGTGGCACTGACTCCGGTGGGCGTGACGTTAGCCCCCGCTGTAGTCGATACCGTGCCAACAGAAGAAGTTGCTGCAACGCCAGAAACGCTGATGACGTTGTTTGTAACCAGCGAGATAGTGCCAAGCGCAGATGTCCCAACAACACCCGTAGCCGCAATGTTTGCCGCTGCATCAGTGGTGACTGAACCGACCGATCCCGTGCCAGAAACGCCTGTGACAGGGGCAACGCCTTCTGCATCAATGGTGACCGTACCAACCGCACTTGTGCCAGCATTTCCTGTAACCGAAGTATTGGCTGCGGCAACGACTGAGACAGACCCAACTGCCGAAGTCCCTGCGACACCTGTTGGTGAGACATTAGCTTCTGCGACAACAGTGACAGATCCAACTGCGCTCGTTCCTGCAACGCCTGTAACCGAAGTATTAGCTGCTGCGGCAACTGTAACTGTGCCAACGGCTGAAGTCCCTGCGACACCCGTGACAACAACTGGGATTGGTTCACCCCATGTGCCTTGGCCCCAAGTGCCTCTACCCCAGCCAGTAACATTCGCCACACGTTAAATCCTATTGGTTATGACTTCGATCTTGCTGCTGTTTGACCCATTCTAAATACTCTTCTTCGGTCATCCGCCTCTGTTGAGCTTGTTGAGCCACAGCATATTAAGCGATTCTTATTATCGCGTTAGATGCATCAGCAGTCGGAAACTGAATTGTAAAGTCCCCCGCCGTGCTGGTTTTATCGCCACCAAAATCAAGCGCACATACTGCTGGGTCACCCGAAGCAGAATCATTGAATATGAGTGCCCCCCTCGCAGTCACTGTTGCATTTGAAAATGTTAAATCGGCAAAGTCTGTAAGTGCTGTAGTGCCCGACGTACTAGGGTCAACCCGCGTCAGAGACGCACCTTTAGCTGTATAGTTTGTTCCACTAACTTCTTCAGAAGTTGTGTATGCAGTTGTACCAGCGCCCAAACTTGCAGAGCTTGTGTACAGCGCAAGATTGAAGGTGTTACCACCAGAGTTCTTGAAATTATGGACTGCCTCCATAAGCTCTTGTTTGAAACTGGTGCATAGTGCTGTCGTAATAGCCATTATAGCCTCCTGATTATATTAGCCATTTCACTCTGGCCTTGTTTTTCTAACTCACCTATAAGAGTAGTGCGGTCACTTTTTATAGCTTCTTTTATATAAAAACAAACTAAAGTTTCCACAATCTCTTTGAATGCTTCTGCTTGCTCTGCAATAACGGGGTGACAATTGCCACCGACACTCACAATACGATTGGTAGCCTGTTCAGCCCAAAACTCCGGGTCGTGGCCTTTGTTAACAGTGGTGGCTACGGAAACCGCACCTACTTCACCAAAAAACATATTACGTAACCACCTGCCTGTATTGCCCGTCTCTATAAGTATCACTACGTAGCTTGCCATCACCCAACATTTTAAGAAGGGTAATAGACTGCCCAAACATTTTGTCATACATCGCAACTAAATCAGGCTCACCTTTCATAAAACGTAAGGCTTCTATTAGAGAACCATTGAGCAGTGCGGAGTCAAAATTTTCACCAAGCCACGGTAGTGTGCTAGCAGTAACAATAGACTCTGGATAGTACCCATAGTGCAACTCTACAGTCAGATTAGCACTGGGGGTAGGGCCAAGAATAAACCGCTCGTCGCTAAAGTTAGCATAGTGTTTGGGGGTGCCCGTAGATGTTGGCGTGGGGTATGCCTCACGAATAAAGTTAACATCTTTGTTTAACAAAAAATCAAATGACCCGTCGCTATTAACCACAGCTAGGCTGTACGTATACAAATAATCAGTAGGCACTTCTAAGTATTTATTGCCTGACGTTATGGTTCCAGACACGTTTTTGCGGAGCGCAGGAAATTGAACAGTGTTGTATATAAACTGTTCTGTCTGTTGTACAAACAAAGCAAGCTGGTCACTTGTGAATGTAGACTCACAAATATCCTGTATGTTTGCCGTTAACTGTGAGTAGGTCATACTCATGGTTTACCCCATAGGCCCGCGAGCCATAGTTCCTTTGGTAGCTGCACCAGTACCACGTACTTTAATTCCTGTGGTCTTTACGTTTTTCATGTCCGTCTTAGGAGCATTTTTTACCGGCTTTACTGTGCTTGTATTTTTCATAGGGTCACCTAAGTTGTTGTTACTGTTACTGTACCTACTTCCCCCGTAGCAACAAGGTTATTAGGCGTTAAGTTAAATGGATCATTTCCCGCGCCTACAGGATTCCAACCCCACTGTATGCCCCTACTACTATTATCTCCTGATGGCCCTAAACTTCTATCAGGTCTTGGATCACGTATAGCTTGCGGGTCATTAACAGGAAACTCACCCAACTTCAGTTGTGGCTGGTCAGGATTCCAACATGTAGGACATGCTTTTAAGTTTGTGTCACGTCCTTTACGTACTAAGTTCTTTAGCTCCCGCAGCTTGTACTGGAACCCACAAATATCACATTCTGCGATAGCACGTTTTGTAGAAGCAAAACGATTAGACATAGCTTATTTTAGGTACAAAACGAGCCGGTGTCTTTACACGGTCTTCATCAGCGGCAAGCCTAAACTGTTCTTCGTACATATCTTTAAGCATAGGTATGCGTGGCGCTAGTTCTGGATCTTTCATTGCTATGTAGTACGCTAACCCAGAGACAAGACACGGTAAAAACCTAAAGTTCATGTCCGCAGTCTCTGCGCCACTACCTGCATCTTGTATCCGTCGCAGACGATAATACTTGAATATGTACGTATCGTTTTTATCCGGAACGGGCCACACATTTATCTTTGGGTTAGCCACAAGTCTTTCTATATAAACTTGTATTGGCCTGCCTTGAGTTAGCTTGTTTGGTATGGACGCATAGGTACTTACACTCACCCTGTTTATGGTCAGATCAGACTGTGTATATTGATCTCCACTATTTGTACGTATGACTTGTTCTAGTAAATCAATCGTATCTGCAGGTAAGTCATATTGAGAAGTACCTTGTACGAGACTTACTGTACCCTCGTCAATAGTCCACAGGTTAATCCCGCGATTTTGCCACTCAATAGTCAACAGATTCATAGACCTACGTGCAGTACGAAGATCATACCCAGAACGCATTTCACGGCCCGCTCGCTCCCACGATTCTTCAGCGATCTCCGTGAAGTCCATGTCAAACGCAGTTGTTCCAGAAGTAGCCATCTATTTCTTCTTAATTGGAGCTTTCTTAGCAGCTTTTTTAACTGGCACTTTTTTGGGTGCCGCTTCTTCCGGTGCCGCTTCTTTTTTAGGTGCGGGTTGTAGTTCAGCTAAAACCGCATTCGCCTCTTCTTCGCTCATCAAGCTAGCGTTAACAACAGCATAAGTGCCATCTTCATTCTTAGTGCCTACTTGAAACACAGGTCGGCCATCGGAAAAATTACCGTTTTGAAAAACCTCTAACTTAGCCATTCTTAGTACCTCTTACGTACAAAGTTTTCTTTCTACGGTTGCCCATTACAGCCCCGCAACCTTTATGGTTATCACGAATCATACCGCCTTCTTTTGCGGTTCTTACTTTAGCTTTGGGCGTATTCGCAACCACCGTCTTGCCTTTTGCTCCAGCCTTCTTCTTTTTACGGGCTGTGGTAGCACGCTCAGACTGACTTAACGACTGCGCCTTAGACTTTGGCAAACAACGATCTGGGTTCTTTTTATCTTTCGACGTACCACATGGCCCCTTAATCTTGCCATCGGTGCCGATACGAACCCATTGCTGGTCACGCCATTTTTTAAGATCGCCCATATACCTAGTCCCAAGCCTCTAGGCCCATACTTTTGTTAATGACTGTATTACCACCAGCCGCCGTATAACCTCCAGCAAGCGCCTCACGTAACCCTTGCTCCGTAACATCGTAAGAAACAGTTTTAGTCAACAAGTCAAAACTCTCTTCCCAATTATCTGCTGTCTGGTCAATTACACTATCTGTAAGCGTACTGTCTTCCGCTAGATCAAGTTTGATGTTGTCGATGAACCACGTCTTGAGTTTAGCAAGGTCGGCATCGTCGTTCGCAAACAACGTGCCATATTTAGTACCTGTCTGCACCCGATATACGTCCATTACTTCTTCTTTTTCTTGCTGCCTTTAGCGTAGCTAGGGTCTTTGCAATACTTAGATGCGGCCATATTTGCATAAGCAGACGGGTATGTGTCAAAGGTGCGCTTGGCCCACGCTTTCCCTGACGGACATATTTTCCCGCCTGACTTATAGTAACGTCTCATCGCATCTTCACTGGACGTACACCCTTACGAGCGATACCGGCACCGCGAACCTTGCCGCCTTTAGCCATGCCTTTGGCTTTCATCTTACCACCAGCCATATAGCCCTTGGTCTTCATACCACCCTTAGCGTAGCCTTTAGTCTTCATCATGCCACCTTTGGCCTTGAATCCCATCTTGTTACGTACTTGCTTAGGTAGCTTTTTAAGACCTGTGTTACTTTCTGGCGCGTCTTTCAACCCTCCAGCCATGTAACCTTTAGTCTTCATCTTGCCGCCAGCTTTCATACCCTTGGCCTTCATCTTAGATTTCATCTTCATGCCGCCTCTAGCGAATCTGGGCATTTCATCTTCGCCTTTAGCGCCCAACGCTTGAGCAGCGGCCATAGGACTCATAGGCCCTTTGGGTGGTTTAATGCTAGCCATACCGGGGCCACCCTGATTTGGTTTTGTGGCATCAAAAGAACGGCCCGAGGGTGCAGCTTTCTTAGGCGCGGCTTTCTTAAAATCAGACGGTTTAGGTCGTCTACCTAATTCGTCATACTTATTGAGGTAGTCAGTTAACCCAACGCCAGCGGCTTTTAATTGTTCACGAGTAACATTAGCTTTTCCGCCTACGTTGCGCCCACCTTTACCCGTTACCTTAGCTTTCTTTGCTGGCTTAGATTCTTTTTTGGGTTCTGACTTAGCTAACGCCGCTCTTTGTGCAGCAGAAGCACGCATGGACGCAGCAGAGGGGCGATCTGATTTACCGTCCTCAGATTTAACACGTTTATTTGCGGCTTTCTTCTGTGCGGCGTTCATCCGCATATTAGCCGCTCCAAGATCTTCAGTGTCCCTCGCAAATCTCTTAGTCGCTTTGCCCGCTCTAGCCGCTCGCCCAGCACTAGCAGCGCCAGCCGCAGCCAAATTACCTGTAGCACCTCTGGTGTTCGCTTTAGGTTTTCTGGTTCTTTTCTTCAGTAGGCCACCAAAAAAAGACTCTTCCTTGTCAAAAGGCTGATTGGCTTGCTGCCCCTGCATCCTGTTCCTTCTGGCCATGATTTACTCCGCGTATAAATTATCAAACACCTGATTAACGTCCAACGTGTAATCTAAGTCTGACTTACTGTAGTGAATGTGTTGAGATGGCTTAAAGTCCGGTGCGCCCTCTCCCATCTCAAACCAAGCAGGGTGTGATACCCGCACTCGGTTATTCGGTAATGCGACGATGTTGCCCGTGTATGGGCCAGCGTCTAGCAATTCCATAACGTGACTCTGCTTGTGTTGTGCAGGGTCATCTGCAATCTCGTTGTTCGTATAGTCCACCGTGAACATATACTTTGCTGGATACATCTCTCCATCAATCTTGGCTAGCCAAGGGCACGGTGTGGCTCTATCAAGCACATACACTGAATGATCCCTAGACGAACAATCCCAAGGCTGTGCAGCCCATACAGGCATGGGTTCGGGCCACTCGTCATACGGAGTGTCACCGCATAACGCTGTTATAGGCATACGTGCCCACATAGCGCCGCCATGTACGTTAGGTTCATTCTCTTCATCGTATGTTTCAGCTCCA